AATAGTTTTTTGTTCCCAAAAGAATATAATATGTCCAAATTCCCATAATATTGGATTGGTGTACTTACTTTTCTCCAATCCAGTCTTATTATGGCTAATAAGTGGATCAAGAAATGCAAGTGTTCTTTCTTTTGCATCCAATACTCTTTTTGCAAGAGTCTTTTTATTTATTGAGTAATTTACCATTTCCAGTCTTTTTTTGATTACATCGTCAGATAATATAAGATTATTGTTCATATATGATAATATATATGGATCATATACCTTTACATAAAATAATAAGCAGATATAGTTTGGATTTAGTATCAGATGATAGATCAGCATGGTTAAAATATCCATATTATAACAAAGTATATAACAAATTATGGTTGGCAGAGTCACAAGGTTTAGATTGTGGACCGGTAGGTATATATCCGAATAATTATCCGATTATAATGAAACCTATAATAAATTTGTATGGGATGAGCAGAGGAGTTAAAATAATAAACAATGATGAAGAATATGATGCCAATATAAAAGATGGATTTTTTTGGGAAGAATATTTAGATGGTATCCAATACTGCCTAGACATAGTCCTTAAAGATGGTGATATTGCCTTTTATAGTTGTATGGTATCAGTAAAAGGAGATAACGGAACGTTTAAATATCATTATACATTATCATATTATGATATTCCACAAACTATAAAAATATGGATACGAGCACATTTAACACACTATACTGGATGTGTAAATATGGAAATAATTAATAACATTATAATAGAATGTCATTTGCGATTAAATGGTGATACACAACCTTATAGTATTGACTTTTTTTTAGATTTGGATTTATTCTTAAAAGGTGATATCCAATTTTTGGAGTATAACGTTCCAAAAACATATATATTTCCGATATTTGTTCCTAAAGATTTTAACACAGATAATATGAATGAAAGCACCATACATGCATTATGTAGAATATTTAAGGCAAATAGTATATATTTTCAGGATATAGGATCACTATGTCAATCAGAATATATGTCAAGATATGTTGTATTTGACATTGATACTTTTAGTTCAGGTATAGAGTTACAAGAAAAGATAATAGAATATATTGAAAGGTAATCTATATAGTACAACACATTAATAATAAATTCTGGATATATGTATGATAAAATGTATTAGTATATATATATACTAATATCTAATGGGAAGTTCTGATGAGCAAAAGAAAAGATTAGGTTATAAATATAAAAAATATAAAGCAAAATATTATCAAAACAAGAATAATCAAGTAGGTGGTAATAGTGATCCACTTAGCAAATGGAGATTTGCTGCTCCAAAAGAGGAATATTCTAGATTAATAAAGAAATATGGTTTACCAAATTATATTAATAATGAAGCAGATGGAGTAGCTGTATGGAGAGATAATAATGACAATATAAAACCACATAAAAAAATTATGTTAAAAGATGAATATGTAGCACATTCAAAGCCCCAGCAACATTATGATTATTTATATTCAGTTATCAAGATATATATTCCACCGGATAGATTAGTGGATGTAATTAAAGTATCCGGATCAATAACATATGATCCTCTTAAAAAATATTTAAGAGCAAGATGTGCAAATATAGAAGCTAATTTTGCAACATTTAGGACAGTAATTGATGTTATAAATAGAAGAGATACTAGTTATAACACAAATATAGTTAATAAAGATAAGGAGATACCAGATAATGAAAAATATGTTACTGAGTACATTAAATTCAACAATGAACAATATTCACAAGAATTAGCTCTTCCATATTATCCATTAGAAGCTGTATAGACGCTTTGTAACACAAGTTGATCAAATCTTGCAAGCCTTTCGTTAAGTCCAGATGTTTTCCTCCATTTACCTGATTTTGATCTGATATGTTTCCAATTCCATTCAAATTTAGATGCATCAATCTTATTGTTAAACTGGCATGTTTTTATATAATGCCAACCACTGGATTTTCGGGTACATTTGGCTCCACCTGATATTTCTCTATTATGTTGTTTGAGCCTTCTTTCCAAATTATTTGTAATTCCTATATATGTTATATTATCTTGTGATAATATAAGATAGCAATACCACATAATATATATGTTATATATGAAATTTTATACTTTACTGTCCAAAATATCTTTTATTAATTTCCAACTATGTCCATCACCAAATGGGCATTTAGTGGATGGGTCAACGATATAATTATTATATATCTGTTCAAATATATCATTCAGTTGGTCAGGTAATGGGCATAAAACACCATGATTTTCCAATACTTCGGGTCTTTCGGTTGTATTTCTACATATTATTATTTTTTTGTTAAGATAGGAGGCTTCTTCCTGTATACCACCACTATCACTTATGATAAATTTACATTGTTTTATTATATCAATAAGTTCATGATGTTGTATAGGATTTATCACATTGATATTTGATTCATCAAGTATATATCTATGCTTTAGCACATTTGGATTGGGATGTATAGGTAATATAAATTTTAATTCTGTATATTTTGTGGCTAATTTTGCTAAAACTTTGAACCACTTGTCCATAATAGGATGATTATCCCTTCGATGTAAAGTAACTAATATGGTATTACCGTACACACAACCTGTTTTATCTATATTGTCAAGGCCTGTATTTCCTGTAATATATATTTTTTGATGTATGTTTTCACTTATTAGATTATCATAATTTTTAGATGTTGGGCATAAATTAATATGTGCTATTCTACTTATTAGTTGTCTATTTGATTCCTCTGGATATGGATTATATATATCATATGTTCGAAGTCCTGCTTCAAGGTGTATGACTTTTACTTTATTATTAAATGCGCTAATAGCCATAGCTAAAGCAGATGTTGTATCTCCTTGGACCATAACATAGTCTATACCTTTAAATATATCTGACCTTTTCATAATTGATATAACTATATCATTTAACCTATTGTCAGATATAGTTTCTATATCTATCGCATAATCATATTTAATATCAATATTTTCAAATAGATCTGTATGTTGTTTTACTATAACTACTTTTGTTTCAAGATTATTAATAATTGATTTAACTTTTATATATTCGGGCCTAGTTCCAAAACTTACAAGAATTGTCATATATTATAGTATTATTATAGTATAATATATATACATTATAGCACAACCAAAAACACATTTGATTATCTATACATATATTTTAGAGTAATCGGTCTTCGTATATGTTTTCTTTTTTGGATAGGTGATATAGGTCTATATACACGATCATACCAACCTCTTTTATTATAATATTTTTTTGATATTGGTGAAATTCTTTTTGGATTTGGATATAGTTTTATATTTGTGGATGTTATGTACTTACCGATTTTATCAGAATTTACTTTGTCCATATCATTTTTTAAATTTGTGGGAATAATTATTGGATTTATTGTACTTGTTGTGAATTTAGATATTAATTTATATGATACTGTACTTCCAAATAACATCCAACTATCTACATTTACTTTATATACACTATATGAATTATTTTTTATTAGTAATATATATTCCTTTTTGTATGGAATGTATTTTATATTATACAATTCTTCTAAATCAATATTTTTGAAGAATTCAATTTCATAATTTTCAATATTTAGTACATTATTTATATATTCTGTATAATCAGAATATATTCTTGTTGCGTTATTAGATTCAATTAATACAGGCATATTAATATAATAAATATAGATAATATATTTATGATAAAAATTGATATATGGATTCAATAATATATTGTGATTATAACCAATAATAAATACTTCCTAATGTCTAAAGTCGCCAGCTCAATAAAATCATCATTTGAAGAATTTATACAAACATATCAGAAACATTGTGAATTTTGCGTCGGAACCAAATTTTGTCCAAATTGTATAAAATGGATGAAAAAATGTGCAAAAAAATTTACTAATAAAGATATAGAAAATATTTTATTGTACCAGATATCACATAGTATATTTGATACATATAAATTGTTTAATGAGATGTTAAATAATCCATCTCTTGATGATGTATCACTAATTATCATAAATAATGAAAATTTTTCAGCAAGTTATATTGATTTAACTAATTTAAGTTTATACGCGATTACACATAATCCTATTATATTTGAATTATTACTTGATAAGGGATTTGATATAAATAGTAGTATAACACATATAAATGATATATCTGATATAATTGAATATTTATTTAAAAATGCATCAAGAGATTGTAGAGATTTGCTAACATATAATCCTGGAAAAATTAATCATATTGTAGCTTTAGAGGATATATATATACTTGCAAATAAAGGGATTGATTTAAGTGAAAAAAATAAAACAAAATTAAACAAATTATGTTCAGATATTAAAATTCATAGGGATGAGTTAAATATGCTCCTTAAATTAACTAAAAAAATGCTATAGTATATTAATTATTATTTTGTGAAAATGATTTTATATATTGATTTATAGTAATATAAATGCAATAATATTGTTGTTTTGTTTGAACCATATTCATCCTGTACTGTCTCATTCCATTAACAAGTGTTGGAATACTGATACATTTATTATTATAATAATTTTCTAGAAATATATATGTTGCTAGAAAAACTCCTGTTCTGCCTATACCAGCTGAACAATGAACACATATCCTATTATGTGGTTGATCTCTTAAAGAATGTATTAATTCTACAAATGTATTTATGTCAGTAGGTATACTACCATCTTTCCATCCTTTATAGTGATAATGATTAACATATTTAGTATTATTGCCACATACCAATTTAAATTTCCTTACGATTAAACTATTACTTTCTGATATACTTTCAATCGCTATAGATATATTACCTATTATTATATTTCCTTCTATTGGATAATAAATATGTGCCTTTATTTTTCTATTCTCAATTAGATCTGTAAGCATTACTATAGCAGATACATCATTTGTCCATACCATTTCCCAAAATTCATTTTTTGTATTTGGCAATGGTGCTTGACAGGCTATATGTTGATTAAATATATATGATGCATTTATATATTCATCTGATAAAGGTATATATTTATCAACTGCTAAAATGTCATTGTATCTATTTTTATTTTTATTTGCTATGGCTTTAGTGTATAATGATTTATTATTGGAAGGATATATAGGGTTGTCTAAATTGGAAAATTCAGAATATGCTTGTTGTTTTGATATATACATCATTATATTATTATTATACTAGTAATAGTATAATATTATAGAATATGGCCAAACAAATAATTTATTTGTCAATTTTTTTGACTATAGAATAAAAAAACATAAAATTATTGATTCATTTTCAATCCAACATGACAAAAGATACAATACAACCCATTATTATATATTTCACGACAAGGATTGTCACATCTGGTGCATACATATGTTTCTTCTTCATTGTCATAAAGTGGACAATACCCCATTGTTGCTTTTTTTACTGAATCTTCCTCCTCATCTTCTTCATCTTTATTTCCACCACCCATCATATCCATTGATTTGTTGCTATTTTCACAGCATTGTCTGCAACAAACATCGGTTGTGGAAATTTTATTGTCCTCACAAATAGGACATGGTTTTGTATCAACAATTTCTTCATCTTTATTTCCACCACCCATCATATCCATTGATTTGTTGCTATTTTCACAGCATTGTCTGCAACAAACATCGGTTGTGGAAATTTTATTGTCCTCACAAATAGGACATGGTTTTGTATCA